CTTGCTTATCAGATTGTGAATTATCCGTAGCGTCAACATCAGTAATTGTTCGTATTGCATTCCAATTACCATTACCAGTTCGACTTGCGACTGTAAATCCATCATCATCTGTGGACATTGCCCAGTCACCATTTGAAGTAGATATTTTGCCAAAATCCTTTGTTGCGAGAAGTAAATTCCGGTCACCTACGGATAGATTATCTACGGTGTTTTTTATGCCTACAACCACACTGTTTGTGCTGATAGCATTAATAAATGCTTCTTGTGAAGTAATCGTTGAGATTACCGCATTATCAGCAAATATATTTGCAACATCAAGTTCATTTGCGGTTATGCTGTTTGCGACTATCTTATCCGCATTGATTGTACGGTCAGTAAGTACATATCCGTCTAAGCTGTCAACCGTAGTGCTTGTCAGTTCGCCGAGATTATTAAGTGCATAAAGCAATCCGCTTTCTGAACCTTTAAGAAGTATTCTATCCGCAACAAGTGTTCCTGCGGTTATCTTATTTGCGTTTACCTCTACGCTGTCGAGAAAGCCGGTTATATGCCCCTCAACTACGGTTGCACGGTCAATCAAGCCGACATTTGCAAACAATGTAGCCACGTTTGCGGTGTCAATATTTGTCAATTCGATATTCGCGTACTTAATATCCGCTTGTTCCGCTGTCATATAGCCTAATTTGGCGGTCGCGGCGGCTATGTTATCCGTTGTTATTGCTTTTGCACTTAACGTGTCAAATTTGCCCGATAGTGCGTTAAGGTTTTCGATTGTTGCATACTTGATGTCTGCCTGCTCTGCGGATATTTTTGTCGCGATAACCTGATTAGCTGTGATGAGTTCCGCTGTCAGCCTTTGCATTTGAGATGTTATCGGACCCGTGGGATTGATTGAATTATTCGTGTCAGATTGTCCGCAACTCTCAATCGAACATTTAAGACCACCGTCACAATCGTAAACAATGCTTGTAATCGGCGCGGAATACTCTACACCGTCAGATGTTACTTTGACAATATCCCCGACTTCAAGCCGCCAATCGCCGAGACATTCAACCGTAAGCGGTCTATAAGTAAAACCGCCTATCTTCTTGTATACGGCATCAAGAACCGCCTGCGTCATAAACGGATTAGATATGTTGATTGCCATAGTACCGCTACCACTTGTAAGGGGTTTACTGTCATTATCCGTAGCGACCTCACATACTATCTTCTCAACTTTAAAAGCCTTGCTTGTTGTGAACTTTAAGCCATTCTCATAGTATTTAGTTGGACGTATAGTGTAATCAGCATCTTTGTACCACCGGAATTCGAGTTGCCCTTGTGAATTAATGACAGCATTTTTGCCCTGCCTTGCCGCCAAATAGCCTAACATTTCGCGCCTTGTATATCCTTTTGGGGCGGTCGCAATAGATATTGTCTTATCGTCCATCGTGCTTTCAACAAACGTGATACCGGCTTGTGTGCATATCTCCTTAACGATGTTAATATCTTTGTTCGGATATTTCAGTTTCGACACATACGTCATTTCCATACTGCTGTACATACGGTCATATCCGGTATAAGATGTTTTCCCCTCTTCCGCTGTGGCAGATGTTATCTTAAATATTCCGATTTGGATATATTCTATGTTGCCATCTGACACCTCTAATCCCTCGAATAAGACCATTTCTCTGTTTTCAAGGTCAATCGTATATTCATAAATAGAAAAAGTAATGCTTGACGATTGTGCGTTGCCTATCGTTAAGTCACTACTTCCATTCTCCGATGCCGTTACCTTTAAGTCGGTAAGCGGTACTGTATATTCTGTTTCGCCTACGGTAAATTTGCCATAGTATCGTGCATAGTCGGTTGTTGCCTCCGCTATGAAATCCGTGCTTGCAGTTCTCATTGAACTACCTCCCGATTATTAATCAATCATAAACTCCAATGCTTCAATCTCTGATGTCGTGAGTGGTTCCATATCGTCACACTTGACAATATCGTCAAAAGTAACCGTCATAATGTCAATGTTGGCATCCACATTGAGTAATTCCGCATATTCCTTTGTAGCTTCCTCTCTGTCTGCATCACTCTCAAAGATGAACTGTCCGTTTTCCGATACCGGTTCGCCGTTATCGTCCTTTTTCGCGTGCGACTTCATAATCTCAATACGCTGTTCCTGGATGCCTTGCAATTCTCCAAGAAGTGCTTTCTTATTCTTCATAAGCGCGTAATTAATTTTTGCCGGAAGTCGCTTTCCGTCAAGTATTCTAAGTCCGTTTGATACTGATACTACTTCAAATAATTTCATTGCTCGTTCTCCTATTTCTCTATGATACTGATTTTGACATCCTTATAGATTGTCTTGCCGGGCGCATCAAGATAAAGCTGTCCGGCTAAATCTCCGGTATATGCCGTAAAACTGTCTGTTTCGCCCGAATTAAGCTGATACGATACTGTTGCATAAGGTGTTTTAATGTTATTTACGGCTGTCCGTATCGTGTTCAGTTCGGACTGCGACAACGGAATAAAAGCCACTTCAAGTTTCTTTTTTATTGCTTTTATCGTACCTACCATTGTTGCTTCTGCGTTACGCCCGGTATTTGTGCTCCACACCTTATTCCAACTCGGTGTTAATCCGGATATTTTCGGCATTTTGAGGTTGCCAATCTTAAGCCATTCGCTCATTCTAATCCGCCTTTCGCTTGATTTTTGGGGTAAAAAAAGAACACCTACATTTCTGTAAGTGTTCTCTTCTTAAGTTTTTAAACCTTATTTCTTTTGGATTTCATCCAATTTGTGGGAAATCGACTGTAACAACTCCGTCTGCGCTTCAGACTGTTCCTTGATTGCTTTCGTGTATTCGTATACTCGTATAAACAATACAAGTAAAATCAAGAATACCGCCAATGACACGATGTACACCCACCACGGTGTACTAGCTGCGCTCTCCGCAAAATCATATGTTACTGCTAAAATCATTATAACATCCTCCTTGTTTGATTTTGACATATTATACATCAAACAGAAAGGGATGTCAATTAGACCGGAAACGGACTCAATCCCGTGACCGTAGCATATTTTTCCGCGCCTTTTTGAACCACTTTAAATGTTCCCATTTCGTTCGGCTCAAATTCCACGCCTACTTGTACGCTGCTTGATTGTAATGCGCGCGTCATTCCGTTAAATGCGGCACTTTCAATCTCGGCTGATATGTCAACACCAACACTTGATTTTATAGCCTCTGTGGTCACATTTGACGGTGTATAACTTATGTTTGCACTGTTAATCTGCGGTGTAGCCGTATATGTTGTCTGTTTCGCCCAATCGGACATTATCTTTCGGGTACTATCTATTTGGTCTTGAATACCATTATTATATCCCTCAATGGTATAAACACCGTATTCCTCAAACACCTTTGACGGAGAATGTATTCCAAGTGTTTTCTTGAAAGCATTTTTAAAGGAATTAGCGGCAGAAATAATCGTATTTTTTGCTCCGCTAAGCGTTTCATTGTTTTCAAGTCCTTTTTTAAGACCTGCCCATATGTTCTTACCATAAGTAACAAAGCCGTCATAATTGAATGTTTTGCCAAAATAATTACCTATTGTAAGCATTGATGAATGTACAAGCACCGCGGTTTCTCTCAGTTTCTTACCGATATACGAATTTGCCCCAGGTAATGTATTACCCATATTAGCAAATCTCTGACGTGTAGCATTAATGTTGTTGTGCATTGTCTGCATTACGCCGACGGTTGTAGTCTTCATTCCGGATAAGCTTTTATTAATGCTTGCGGTCGCATTCGCTGTCGCGTTAGCCTGATCAGTTGCATTATTAACGTATTCATTCGTATAATAATCTTCATCTGACATAAGCTGCTTATAGGTAGTCTGTAAGTCGGTATACGCGCCGTTTATCTCTTGATAGTTCTGATTAGCTTCAAGCCAAGCCTCTTCCGCACTATCTCTTAACTTCTGTATGCGGATTGCTTCATTGTTGGCTTTTCCCCATTCCTCTTGTGAACCGCTCATAAGAAGTTCATCAGCGCGTTTTTTAGCTTCATTGTACTGTTTATTGTACTCTCTAAGTTCTGCCGCTGTATTCAGCCATTTTTTACGCTTATCCGTATACTCATCTTCCATATCGTTGAGTTTCTTTTGCGTATCATACATATCTTCATATGTTTTAGTGAGTGCTTTTTGGGCGGCTTCGGTTTTGGCTTTCTTTTTAAGCTGTGCTATATAGCTTTTAAGGTTTTTCGCTAAATCCTCGTAGCTTAAGTTTTGGTCATCAAGTATGCTTTGCAATTCCGGTGCCTGATCTACCATAGCATCGTGATACATCTGCATTTTGGCTTGCTCTTCATTTGTAAGCTGTTCTTTTCCGGCAAGTTCAAGATAGCCGTCCGCCAAAGTGTCTAGTGCTTTAAAACTGTATTCTGTCTGGCTGTACTCCTCTAATGTTGCCTTAGAGTTTGACATTATAGTATCAACATAGCTTGTTGTATCTTCAACTAACTTCTTGACACTTTCAGATACACGGTCGGCGTGCAAATATTCAATACGTTCCGTGTATTGCTCCATACCTTTTTGAACATCGCTGTTCATCTCAAGCATTACCGCCGCAAAGGCAGCCGGAATAAGCATTAATGGGCTTTTTAAACCTTGTAAGATTGCATCTCCTGCTACATACCCAAGGTTCTGCGCGCCGGTTGTTGTTGCCGTTGCAAGTGCCGTATTTGAAAACGCCGCTGTAATGCCCATCTTAAGGTTTTTAGCAAGTGTTGCGCCTAATCCGGTAAACTTCATTACCGCAAAAGCCGTGATAATTGCTGTTTCAAACGGTGCCGACCCAAACGCTCCGAACCAAAGTTCCGCTAACATCTTCCATATATTGAATTGAAGTTTTAATGCAGATTTTAAAATTTTAGGCCAATTAAGTCCGGCAAGGAAATCTCCGATGTTGTTACCGATTTTGTACCAATTTACTTTCTCAATCGCTTCACTAAAGAAGTCAAATATACCTCTTACAAGCTTCGATACATCTTTACCAAGTGTAAGGTAATCCCCTATTTTGATATCTTCAATCATCTTTTCAAAAGGTGCGGTAAACTTCGATAATTTATCCGCCCACTTTTGTGAGTCATTCTGCATATTCGCAAAGGCTTTGTTCCAAACCTTTTCGTAATCTTCCGTAGCCTTAAGGATTTCGTCCGTAAGGTCAAGCGTGTCTTTGGCACCTGCCGTTTTGCCGCTGCTTGTATCGCTCTGTTCCGTAAGCTTATTGATTTCATCAAAACCCATAAGCTGATTTTGCCACTTTTTAGCGGCCGCGGCTGCATTATCGTAGCTGTCCGCAACATCATCTACAGCGCCGCTTTCCTCTTTGTAACCGCTTTGGCCGAAACTTTCAAAGTCAATCTTAATTCCCACAAGGGACGCAATGTTTACTAGCAGTCGCTTAACCGCAATCGTAGCACCGTTGATAACCGGTAAAACCTTTTGCAACATCGGTATAAACAACTGACCTAATACCATTCCGGTCTCCTTAAAGTTCGTGCTAAGCTGACGTATCATATTACTTGGCGAATTTATTGTATTAGCTAAATCGCCCCACGATACTTTGCTTTGGTCGAGAATTGCAAGAACTCTTAATTGCTGTTTTTCCATCTGCGACATTTCGCTTATGGATTTTTCGATGCCTAAATTATAGGCATATGTCTGTAATGTAGCATTCGTTATATCAATGCCGTACTTGTACAATGCCCTTGATTGACCGATTAAGCCACTTTGTAAGTTCGTTGCTACCGTTGAGTAATCAACATTAAAAAGTGAGCTTATATCGCCAGCAAGCATTGTCATTGACTTCGCTATTGCGGTCGTTGTTTCTCCGCTTTGTCCTAATGAGTTAGTTACCGATGCAAGCTGTGACGCATATTGCGTAACCTCTTGTATATTCAGTCCAAGGTTCTTTGCGCCGCTTTCTACAAGAAGTCCTGCATCTATATCAACCTTAAGACCGGATAATTTACCTAATTTATCGTTTACACGCTTTGCGAAACTGTTCGCGTATTCTGTGGCATTGTCATAACCGTATTTAGCAAATTCATCGCCCCATTCCGAACCGATTTTGTTAAAAGCTACGGTATAGTAGTTAAATGCTTCAATGTAATCCGTTGTGCCTTGGATTGCACTGTTTAATTTTTTAACGCCACGGATAACCCAAAAGAAATTCGCGTACAGCTTGCCAAACACCTGCGCAAGGCTCACTGTTTTGGCTTTTGCTGTTGTGGCACTCCTTGATACGTTATCAAGTCCTTTTTGTATTCGGTTTGATGCCGTTCCTGCTTTACTGCCTTGTGCCGCAAGGTTGGCAATCGCGTTTGTCATCTGTATAAGATTATTGCTTACCTGCGGTGCCGTTGCCAAGGTTGCCATAAGGTTCTTAATCGCTTGTGCCAACTGCGGAATGTTGGTTATCGCTCTGCCCGATGCAACACCGCCAAGTCTTGATATTGAACTTGTGAGACTGTACAGTCTATTTACGTCAAAGCTAATAGAGCCTATGTCATTCATCTGTCGGACAAAATTCTGTAACTGCGTCGATATTCCCGGTAAATTTGCCGTGGCATTGCTTGATATATTCGTACCAAGCCTTGATACTGTGTATATCAGATTCGACAGTCCGGTAACATCAAAATTAAGGCTTCCGACAGAGTTCATCCCTTGTATGAATTGCACAAGGTCATCTTTCATACGGAGCAAATTGTCTGTTCCGGCTGTAGATTTTACACCGCCAAGTTTTGATATTGCGTTTACAAGGCCGGCTATTCCGCTTGCGTCTATACTCTGTGCCGCCGCCATACCATTCGCAAGGTTCTGTAGTGCTGAGGAAATCCCATATATCGAGTTTGTATCGACAGATGAGAATTTCATAAGACTTCGTGCTAAAGAGGTTATTTCGGCTGATTTGCCACCTTTAAAGCCGGTTGCCGCATCTGATACTTGTCTGATACTTGTCGCAATGTTCATCAGCTTGTGTGTATCTACGCCAAGGCTTTGTGACATCTTAAGCATACTGTTAGCCAAGCGGTCTATCGCATTGCTTGCCTTAGTCGCTTCGGCTTCGACTTGTATCTTCAAGCGGTCAATGTCGTTATCTGCCATTTTTGCACCTACTTTCTCTATTTAATTTATAAAAAAATAAAGGGCAGTACGCCGTTAAGCTGTACCGCCCTCGTCTTTCTTTGGATGGTTTAAATCCCAATTTATCTTCATCGTGCGCATCTTAAGTACAAACGCCTTGCGCTGTCGGTCAAGTTCTTCCGGAGATAATATTTCTTCCCCATTCTCGTCAACCTCAGGCGGACCTGATTTGTCGCTGTTTGGGCGTTCCGGAAAATCGACTTTCTTTTTGCCAAGAATACCGTTATTTGAGCCAAGGGCAACCATCGGTATTCCGTACTCACGCGACATACTCCACACAAGAGTATCAATGCGCCGCTGTTTCATTTTTTCGCCCTCAATACACAATGCAAGTTTGGTTGGGTTAAGGTGTTTAAACTCCGTTAAGGATATTCCAAGCGAAAAAGCCATAGGGAAGTATTCTTCCCATATTATTTTGTGGAAGTCGGTTTCTTGTGGTCTTGTGGTGTCTTGACGGCTTTGATTGTTTTCTTCTCTTCCTCCGGCTCCGCTTCCTTGAGCATCGCCGTTATGCCCGCAAGGTCGAAAAAACCGTCAGTTTCCATACACTCTGTCAATTCCATAAACACATCGCGGAATGACAGCTTGTTCTCCCTCATATAGTCCTTAAGAAGTGCGTGTGCATCTTCTTCCGGCATATCGTGATGTTCAAGTAATCCGGCATAGAAAGCCGACTTAACGATGCCCGGTATATCGCCTACCATAGATGCTGTTCCGTTAATAATTCCGCTTGCTGTCGGTGTTCCGTCAACGGATATGCCCTCTTCAACCATATATGCACCGCTCTTAACCTTGAACATTTTCTGCACGGTGTTTTTGTGTTCAGCCGCATCAAAGCCGAACTCTAATTTATATTCATTGCCTTTTACAGTAATAGTTTTCATTGTTTATACCTTTTACCTTTCCTCCCATGTCTTACACATAGGAAAGGGGCAGTCCGTAGACCGCCCTTTCTGTCAATAGTTACTCCGTACCGTTAAGGTACTGCGTATAGTCGGCTGTTTCTGTGTCTGTGCCATTCGATACAGCCTTTTTAACCACGTTGTCAGTCGAATGGCTAACTATTCCCCCGATGTCGGGGTAACGGCTTCGTCTGTACCAATCATCTCATCCAAGATAAGATTGATTGTCATAATGTTAAGTTCATTCTGTGCCTTGCTTGTAATCGGAAGTTTTGAAGGTGGTGTTGCCACGAAAAACTCCGCTTTAGTGATACCCGGTGTTATCTCCTGGAACCACATTCTCTTGCCACCATCAAGCTTCTTATAAGCGGTAATTAAGTCTTCCCACTCCTTGAGGGTGTCATCTGTCTTGTTGACGCCTACTGCCACCGTATCTGTTACGGTATCTCTTCCGGCAATGTTACGTGTCTGTGCATCTTCAAGTGCGGATGCGTCTATCGCTTCCGGTGTAACCGTAATCTCGTCGATTGAATTGATACGGGTTAAAATCTTGAATGCTGTAGGTTTTGTGCCGGCTGTTGTTTCAACGCCGTATGAAAATGTCACACCAAGGGTTGATACTCCTGCTAATGCCATTGTGTTTTACCTCCTAATTTTGTGTAAAAAAATAAGACCTTAAAGGTCTTTCAAGTTAGTGTGTCGTTTGCGCCGATTATTCGTCTGAACCGCGCATCACTTCTGTATATTCCGCCGGACGTCTTAATTTCCGGCATCGCGATTGCTTTGAATCGCATCGTTTTAAAAATATCAGCGATAGCACTCATTACTTCTCTTGCATCGCTGCTATCCTTGTTTGTGCTTACTTTGACTTGCACTGTCGCTCTGACAGCATTAATTGTCTGTCCGCCAAGGTCTGCTCCCTCTTCCACGGATGACAGAGAGTGTATATACACTGTCGGGAACTGTGGATTTGACGATGTTTCTTCCTCGTCCGTGACAAACAGTGTCGGATATTTCGCAACAAGCTGCTCTTTCGCTCTTGCTGATACAATCGAATATATTATCTTGTCAAGGTCATACGCCCACTGATTATCACTAGTCATTGCCGAACACCTCTCTTGCTGTGCTTACAATAATCTCTCTAAGTTCGTTTGCCGTATTGTACATAAACGGTCTTGACGGCATACCCTCGGTAAAATACCAATTACCGTTATCGTCCGGATAAAACCATCCGTATCTGCCGTCTGTAAGCTGTCTGATTGTCTTACCGCTTGCGTATTGCCAAGTTACACCGTCCGGTAATTTGCCTTTATAAGGATTGCTCTGACCGACTGTGCCAGTTCCAAACTCAACAAACATCGCGTGGTCTGTTCCGGCTACCACCGCCCATACACCGCCACCGCGAACCGATGTTTCGTATTCTGAATGAATACTTTCTATCAATTCGCCTTTGAAGATTGCATCAAGGTCTGCTAATTGCACTCTGGCGATTTCTACGCCCTTTTCAGCTAGTTTTTCAGCTAATAGCTGACATTTATATGTCAGAGAATTAGAATAGCTTTTTAAGGCGTTTACGGCGTTTAAAATGGATTGTGGCGAAAACATATTGACTGTGATTGTTGGCATGTTCTACCTCACATTCTTCTGCAGCAAGAATAAGTCCACCGTCAATCCCTCGTCTGCTACGCCTTTGACAATGTAATCAGCCGTGGTAACGTCAACAAGGTTGTTTTTATCTCTGCCAACAGCCGATGACTTCCATATGTAATCGCCGGTCTTAATCGGTAACGCGCCTTTATCCGTTACTATCTGAAGATAGCTTGTGCTGTCATCAATGCCAAATTCCTTTATCAAGGCTTCTGATAACTTGTTATTAATGCTTGCGCGGAATGTAACCGGGTCAGAATACCCGATTACAGTATCTTTTATGACCGGTATCGGCTTACCGTCTGCGGTTGTGTATTTTGTGTACACGATGTTTCCATCGCTGTCTCTTTCGTAGATTTCTACCCTCTCGCCTTGCCGGGAGTATTTCATCGTCTGTTTATTAATTTCAAGCATTGTCTTTCTTTGTGGCCTGCTTGTATACCTGATTTACACCGGTACTTGCCAAACCGGAAACAATTCCGACCGCAATCGCATTCAGCACATCATTCGCCGGAAAATCCGGTATTACATACATTCCGATTACGCCCAATATACCGCCTACAACTCCTACAATTATCGGAATTGCCTTATCAGGAATTACCTTAATGGCTTTTGCTGCAAGTCCTACAAGATACGCAATTACTACTATTGCAAGTACAGTTCCTACTTGTGTTATATCAATCATAGTTCTATGCCTCCTTCTCTCCGTTTATTCGGATTTCCAATCCGTCAAGTCTGTGATGCAAGCTTTTTACACTCTCTTCAACCTTGATAATGCGGTCATTATGCGAATTGATTTCTTTCCGCATTTCCGACACTTCATTCTTAATATCCGTAGTGTTTGTCGAGATTGCATCTAATTTCATATTGATACGCGTATTCTCTTTTACGCGCTCTTCTATATCTTTTGTGTCGGTTCTTTTGCTGTTTCGACACGAAAAGCATATGCTTATAATGCCGAAAATAAAAGAAAGCGTCACTGCTATTATGCTTACTACTGTCGATGCAGTCATAACATACCGCCTTTCTTCGTAAAATGGCACACCGCCCACCACCCTTAAAGTGTGCCGCCTGCAACCTTTACGGTCACGCACAATCTTCTTTTAATGCCCTAAAGGCGTTGTTAAACAGCTTATAATCCTTTAACAAAAGGAATTACGTCCGACATCAGCTTGTTACGTTCAACCCATTTACGGCTTACGCCATTCTCGGAATATGTTTCCATATATGCCTCGCCGGCTTGCGAATGGTCGTACACAACAAGGTTGACAATAACGTCCTCGTAATTCGCCATATCTGCCGCAATCTGCTCTTCTGTGTAACTGCTAGGGTAATTACGCCTTTTTTTTATTTCATTTTCAACCTGCTTAATCAGCTGTTGGATGTACAGATTGTCTTCTTTGCTGTCGAACACAACCACATCTTCTCCGGTTTCATCTTCAATATGAAATTGTTTAAGTCGTATCTTGACTTGCTCTAATATGGTGTATTCGTCCATTGTTTGCTCCTACAATCCTAACTTCTCGATTAACAGTTTCTTAAGTTCGGCTCCCGTAAGTTCTTCCGCATTTTCTACGCCTTGTTCAACGGCAAAAGATTGTAAATCCGCTGTGGACATACGATTTATAGCTGTTTTGCTATACTCAAAAGAGGCTCCAGTGTTATCTGGAACCTCTTCTCCTGCATTATACCATTTGCCATTAAGAACAACTATATGTGGGTATTTCATAAAACTGTCCTCCTACAATTCGCTATGAACCTCATAAACAAATGTGCTGTCCATATTTTCATATGACGGAAGTACAACTTCCGATGCAAACGTGGACATCTTCATAGGCGGACCGTATTCTACCTTTGTGGCAACTGTGATACCAATGCCATATGTAGTCACGTCAACATTGGCTACCTGCCTTGCTGTTCTTTCTTCCGGTGTAGTTCCAAACCAAGTTTTTCCAAGGTCTCCCTCCGGAAGAAGAGTTACTTTATCATTTGGGTAAAAATACTGTTCATTGCCGGCATCGTCAATGTACATCTTATCGTAAAGTACGATAGTGAGCTTTGTTCTCTTCTGCACTACTGAAATAACAGTGTCATCATCAACTTCAATTGTTGCTGTAAGGTTCTGCGCCAGGATTGAGTTTCTTATCTGTGCATTATCAAGCAAATATTGGAATGTGTTGCTGTTCATAAGCACATATCTAGCAATTTTGCCCTGCTTTTGCAGTTTTTTCCTTGCGTTATTAAGGTCTGTGAGTGGCTTTGAATTTGCTGTGTCACTCCACATGCTTGTGCCGGAAAGCTTTGCATAGTGATTAGCTGCATACGTTCCGTCTTTGTCGTAATCATAAGCATACTGAACGCCGTCGCTCTCGATAGCAATTACCGGATGACCTGCATTAGTCGCAAGAAGTGACATTCTCATGCGCTCCGGAACTACTTCCGCACCACTTACAAGTGTATTTGTATCGTCATATACACTTGATAAGGCACTTGCAAGATAAGGGTCATCAGCGGACTGAATACGCTCAATTTCAAGCATTTCCTCTTCGCCTATGGTCATTCCCTCGCGGAAAAATGCCATCTGTGTTTTCTCTTTGCTTAATCCTTCTCTTGCTCTAAGTGTCGGGATAGAGTCAAAATTAGATGGAGCAAGTGACACCGGAAGACCCTTATGTGTCTTAATCCAACTTAAATCAAGTCCTTGTTTCTTTCTCTCCGGAAACCACTGTAATCCAAGGTATGGTATCTGGTTACTAGCATTTTCTGTCGCTGATAAAGCAATAGATTTACTATCTAATACATCATTTATTAACATTTGTTCAACCTCCTGTTATTCAAATACGATCATTGGAAGAGCTGTCTTAACTGTTGCGTCATATGTAACGCCGGAATGTGTTTCTGCCACTTTCGTGTTAAGATATGCTTTCTTAAGAAGTACGCCCTGTGGTCTATCTTCTGTCACGTCAAATCTCAAGATGCCAACTACGGTTGCCGTGTTGTCTACTTTTCCGGTTTTTCCGATTGGTGTTCCGGCCTTAACGATCTTTTTACCATCTGCGTTTTTTTCTGTTACGTCCTCGAAATCGAGTGTCAGCGGGATTGCTTCGTTAGGTTCGCGCTTTAAAATCTGAACATCGCCCGCATATGTAGTTGTCTCATACTGCATATTCATTTCTTTCGCCATTTTTTTGCCTCCTGTTATTGGATATAATGTGATAAAACGTCATTGTCTTTAGGTACACTAGAGATAATGCTTTCAGCTATTTTTTCAGCTTCGGTCTTGTTATCCGTACCGCCTTTATTACTGCCGCCGCCCGGAATATCCTGATGTTTTGCGATTTCTTGCTCTTTCGCTTGCGCTGCGGCCGTTTCTTTTTCGGACATAATCTTGCCAAGTTCGGCTGTATCAAAGCTGCCGTCTTCTTTCACAATCAACTTCGCCTGCTCTGTTGTGATTTTAAAATCAGTCATAGCCTTTTCGCGCAAGTCTCTAATAGCATTAGACTTCTGTAAGTCTGCTATTTGCTTATTGGCCGTCTCTAAGGCTTTATTTGCTTTATCAAGTTCGGTCATATTACCGGCTTGTATTTCATCAAGCTGTTTTTGTAAGTTGTCTGCCGTGTCAGCTTTAGCTTTGTACTGGTTTGCCTTATCTTTCTCCTTTTGGGTTTCGCCGTTGACCTGATTAAGATAATTACTTATCTGCTCGTCTGTCGGCTCTGCTACTCCGATAGTAATAAGGTTCTGTTTTGCCTGTTCTCTTGTCATAAATTACCTCCGTGTCACTACGCTTATTAACGTGGGTTGCTCCACATGTGATTTCTGTTGTTTTACGCACAACTGCAAAATTTATAAAATAAAAACAGTTACCGATTATTTCTCGGTAGCTGTTTTATTCTGCTGTTTGTTTAATTGTGTAACTATCTCTTGTGCCTTTTTCTCTTGTTCTTCTGCGTCTTTAATAGTTTTGTAAAGGTTGTCAAGATAAGGTTTAGATAATACATATGTTTTCTCCGCATCGCCCCAAAGGCCAACTGTTTTAATTGCCACAAGCGGATGTATTCCGGCTTGTAATAGCACAACCAATGTTTGTGCTTTAGTGTACATATTGTCTTGCGGACTGTGATTTATTTGAACATCAAAATCTGTAACCGATAGTTTTAAATCGATTCCTGCAAGTCGCAAAATATTAAGAGCGACGGTGGCAAGTCTTTTCTCAGATGTTTTAACAAGCGGGTCTTTCAGTTTTGCTCTTGTCTTTGAAAAATCCCATCCATTTCTTAATTCTACTGCTCCTTGTGTATCTCCACCTGTATTTCCTTGCTTGTTTGGTATTGCTAATATCGACAATGTATTATTCCATAAATCGTCTTTAGCAACCTGACATTGGCTTTGATTAAGTTCTTGTGTCATTATGTCGACATCGGACTTGTTATCTTTATTAATTGATTTAACAACCAATGCGTGACTTTCTTTCATCTTCTTAAAGTTTTCTTCATCAATTTCGCAATTAACGAATTTAACCCAATATTGCACAAACTGTTCCACGCCGTCCATTCTGTTTGATTGCATATTATTAATTGCGTCAAGCATTCCCGAAACAAGCTCAATATCAGATATTCTTTCGTGATTGTTCGGGAACTCAACAATAGGAACCTCGCCGTATGTGTGTAGTTTAGTGCTAATAACCTTGCTATCGGCAACAGTAAAGGACATTGTGTCCGAGAAAGCCATTTTATACCGTTTTCCGTCTGCATCTTTAAGTTCCTGCACCGCAAGTATTGGTTCCTCGGTGCTTTCGTTATAGATAACATAGGTATTCATAGGAGTAGGTGCTACAATTCTAATCGGTATTTTCCCTGCTTTAGGTTGAGCAGCTTTAAACGATGTTCCTGTGGCGGATTGCCATTCTCCGGCTTTTATGTCTTTTTCTTGTTTGTTAGCATCTGTCATAAAATCATTAAGAATATCAACTGCTTTATTGATATTTTCATCATTTTTGCGGCTTATAAACTGAACCGGTTCGCCGTAGGTTTGACCTACCTTAAATTGAACAATCTCATATGCGTGATTTTCTACAATTTTATTTGTTATATCCGCATTTGTCAGCTTTTGCCTGTACAGCACCGGCTGATCGCCTTTATAGTAATCCCACAGATATTTTATAATCGTTCTATTCCAATTAAAAATTCCAATAGTGCTTCCGATTACTTTAACGACATTATCCGGTGTTATCTTGTCTATGTTAGTATATGCAATTTTTCTACCATAGCAGCCTTTAACAAGGTCTTGTAAATACATTGTGTTCATATTTGACCTCTAACAAAAAGTAACTCCCGAACTCGTTCTGCGTTCTGGGAGCGGTTTTAATAATGTCTTATCGTGTTCTATGTCATATATGACAAGTTTCTTACATTTTTTGCACTTGGCGAATGGATTTATAGTAGATTTACCATCATATGTGGCAACTTTGCGCCCACACCGAGGGCAATATATTGTTTTACTTTCCATAATTTTCCTTTTTCAATTCAAAAGAGCACCGCGCAACCGCACGATGCTCAACCTGGGGATATGGGGACTTATGTGTGTTAAGGAGAAACACATATTTACCACTGTAATATTAACACGCCGCCATTATGACATTCCATGTCATCTTTCAAGATATTCTCTGCCATATTGATTTTCAAATTGTTTAAGTGCCTTTCCGTGAAGTCTTATTATCTGTCTCCACGAATATTCAAGTTCCGTAGCAATCTTTTCAAATGTCTTCCGTTCAATATATCTTGCAAACAATATATTATACAGCATTTCATCTTCTATGCCGTCTATTTGACCTATAATGTGGTTTTTCTTGTCTACATAAGTATCTATCAGCTTATCAAGCTTTCGTTCCATTTCGTCGATTTTGGCGTATGCTGTGCCTATTTTGTCGTAGTTCGGTGTCGCTTGAACTCGTTCTCCGGTTTGTATTGCTGATATACTACAAGCCAATTCCTTAAGCTGCGCGATTTCCACAAGCTTGTTGTTAATCATTCGATTAAGCCTGCCTACTTGATTGAGATAGTCTTTGGTCGTCATTCAATACCTCCTAAATGGGTTTAACATAGCTTCAGCTTTTGCAACAGTGCCGCCTCGCATTTCGTTTTCAAAAAGTGATATGCTGTCCGGTGCATCGTCATGTGGTACTTTTCCGCTTCGTGTCATCTTAGTAAGTTCATCCATAAACTTATAATATTGGCTTTGTCTATCCATCTTTTTAAAATCTCTAAAATAATAATCACGAATAATATTATCTCTTGCATTTTCCATTCTTGTAATTTTATTAGTGCAGTTAAACTTAAATCTTGCACTGCATCGGCCGCCTTTTTGCTTTACAAGTTCCATAACATCGCGGCCAAAATATTCTCCGGCGCTGTTGCTTTCAAATGTAACCGTTTTAACATTGTGTTTGACAAGCATATTGGCGCATTCAGGTTTGGTAAATTGTGTTCCGGCATTATCAAATACAACATCCACAATGTACACTTCATTTCCGTACACATACCCAATAGGCATAGCACAACTATCTTCTCCCTTGTCTGCACTATCACAAGCTGCCATAATTGCATCAGGTTCTCTATCGACCGGAAGTTCCTCAAAGTAATTAAGCTCGCTTTGAGCGAACATACGGCCTTTGGCTTCGTAAGGCTCCTGCTGAAATTCTGCGGCCCATGTTTCCGGTGAAACAAGTTTGCGTTCTTTTCGGTAGTAATCTGTAGTAAAAATTTTTCGCAATCCTTTTTTGTCTTTACGGCATATTTCCCAATTGCTTTCATCTGTAATTGGGTCTAACGCCGGAATTGCTACTTCTTTCCATCTCCACCCTAATTCATCGGCCTTGTTCTGTAGTGCTGTAATAGGATCATACAAGCTGTATTTTGTGCCCTGAATAATAATAGGCGTGCCCTCTAATCTACGCCCCAAAACATCGTCTGTAACTTTTTCGCACAAAAACTCTAATCTATCTCGATTCCTTGCTTCTTCGTGGTTTTTAACGCAGTCATCAATATAAACAAGCACGTTTGCTTCTGTGCATCCTACAATGGCTCCATCAATAGGTCGGCAAGTAAACGTAGGAAAAATGTTTTTGCTCTTAAGGTCAATGGAAAGGTTTTCAGCACTTTTGTAATTATCACCTATTTTTACAGCATCAGGAAAAACGCTCAAAAATCGTTTATATGTGTTTTCGTTCTCAAAGTCTTGCAGCAACCCGCCGTAAAACCTTTTAACAAGTCCTTCGCCTTTTCCTACGCCAAATATACTTCCGTCCGGGTCTCTGCCACCCATCATTTGTGCAAGTTTTAGTCCACCAGTGGTCTTACCAGTACGTTTCGGTTGTGAAACTGATAAAAAATCCAATTTTCCATCGTAAATTTCCTGATATGCTCCTACTACCGGCTTTAAAACCTGTCTTCTCGGAAAATAGAACCTCTTCCATGGGTCTTTTTCGTCAATTTCAATGTAGTAAAAAAAGCTGTCAACTAAATACGCCGCTTCATACATTAAGACATCGTAAAACTGATCCAATATTCTGTAGGAAGTATTATTGTCTCCGGCATAAACCTCTAAATCCGCGACACGGCCTCCGGTATTTTCTTTAACAAATTGTGCAATTATTTGCTTTGTTTTTGCAGATACTTTAAGACCATACTCAACATCATTTTCTGTTCTTACAGCCACAGCCACAGCTTGTATGTATGCGTCAATGACCTGTTCGTCTATTCCGTTTCGCTCTATGTAGTTTTCATATCCGTTTACTGTGGAAATAAGGCTCTGACTAGCCATAAAGAAAAGCACCTCCGCTTTTGCAGAGATGCTTATAGACCTCTCTGCCTATAATTTTTCTAGGGTAGCGCCGCAAACCTCTTATGCGGCGGTAATATATTATTTATTTAATATCAATATCTGGTATTAATCTTTCAGGGTAAAACACCAATTCATAATGGTACTTATCTGTCCCAACCGGTTCTGTTTGCTCCATAACATAACACGTCCAATCGTTAAGATATATATAATCTTTACAATATGTGTTCTCACCTGTTTTGATAGTAACTACAAGCTCATTACTACTGTTGTTGCTAAGACTCATATATCCCTCTGCCTGCAACATAATTGTATCTGTCCTTGCATTTGTAACTGTAATTTTTCGATAGAGATTGAACTCATCTCCATCTTTTGACAGATTGTGATTCACGACATCTGCGGTTCTACAGCCAACCATTCCAAGCGCAATGCAGATTGTCATTCCTAATGCTAAAAGTTTCTTTTTCATGATTTCTTCCTTTCCGCTGATAATCAGCAATTAAATTATTTCTCCACAATTCCGTCAATTATTGCTCTCTCAAGGAGTTCTTCGATACTTCTCCCTCTTCCGCAAATCAGCATTTTATTATGCAATTCAATAAACTGTTGCTTTGTCAAGGGTTTCCAATTTGGGTTATCCCTTTTGCATTTAAAAGTATTCGTGCCGAGACCACATACATATCTTTCGTTCCCATTTGCGTCAATGTAAGGTCCGACACACAAATCGCAACTCTTTATATCCTCGCAAGGCTTTAATTCGCCACTATATCCGCAACATAGCATTGTGTTTTGATATTCCATAATTTCTCGGCTCCTACATTTTCGGAAAATAATAATTATGCCATCCGTTTTTCGCCTTTTGTTCTGTACACCAAGACAAATACACATCATGCTTTCTATCAAAATCCATATTTGCACTGTATTCGTCCCAGGCCTTTTGATTTATTTTGAGCCTTTGTCTTGTTATGATATAGTCAATTAGAAAATATACCCCCAAGAACAAAAATACGATTCCTGCCATCGCAAACATTGCTATTGCTATTATTTTCATTTTCAACGCTCCTATTCCGTCAACAACTTATGCAGTTCCAATGCTTCATCATCTTTAATAAGTTTTCTGATATAGGCTTTTCCGCTATGGTTCTCAAATACCATTGCTATTGGTCGGTCTCCTGTTTCCAAACCTAAATCAAACGCAACTGCAATTACTTCTTCACCTGTTTTTTCAACTCTAGCTTTTGGAATTATCATATTTTCAGGCATTTTAAATATTTTACTCATTCCTCATAAACCTCCTTGTTTCTTCAATTATTTTAGACTCCATAGCGCGAGTCATTTCACTGCGGCTTTGTGGCAGTCTGCCAAACTTTTCCAAAGCATATTTTTCTACCGCTTCTTTTGAAATATCTATGCCGAAATTTACCATTGCTTCTTTAGATGGCGGTTGATAATCATATAAAGGATTGTCAATGTTATTCATTCCTCATAAACCTCTCAAACATCTCTGGCATCTCTGAAAGTAAGTCAAATAGTTCGTCGGGTGTATTGATATTTCTCGAACCGGTATGTAACACTTCTAGATTGCCTTTATATATGACCATTGATGATTTGCCATACAAACAGCCATAATATTCGTTATCGTGTTCAACCATTATTTGATTATTGCAAATCTCGTATTTCACGCCCTTGTCGGTTATGTAACATCCGTTTTTCATTCTTACACCGCCTTAATATCCGCCGTCAAATTCTAACAGCCATTCTTTCAACTTCACATGCGCCCTAGCAAAGCAAAGTTCCATATCGCCATCGCTTTCATCGACAATTACTACATCTTCGCCGTCATGCCTAGCTTCAGGATAATCATCAGCGCAACCTTTTTTATAAATCAAAATATTCCAATCACATATCTTGCTGTAAGTGATTTCAAGGTGCATAGGGAAGTCTTTTGCTTTATCGTCAAAGAATTTTAAAAAGTCGTTCATTCTCACACCAACTCTCTACATTTCTGATATATCCTTTATTTCTCCATTTGAAAGTCTTACCTTAACTTCGTCTGCTAGTAATGTTATTTTAATTTCTTTTGCCGCGTCTTTTTGGTAAATATTGGGTATGCCATCAATACTTATTACTCCTTTTAAAAATTCGCCATCAAGAAATAATCTAACAATTCCGCTTGAATGGTCAAGTAACGCCACTTTAGCCATCATTCCACCAACTTCCTGCCACAAATAGGGCAATAATGGATTTTTATATATCCTCTTGCATATTCCCAACTTGAATTATCAAAATACAGTCGGTTTTCTTTATCTTCGTCAATCACTAATATTATTCCATTGACTTCGTTGAGTTCATAATCTCTTGAGCAAAAAATACTTTTTGTTCTTTCTGTATGTTTTTTCCCTTTTTCATATCCATCTACGATTTTAAAGTTTGTTTCTTCGCAAAATTTACACATATCGCCACCTCAAATTCTTGTAAATATATCCAAATCATAGTTATCTCGGATATAGTCAACGACATCAGACAACTTTTCTTTCACATACTCGTCGTTCACAATATCAGGATGACAATAAAATGTGCAGCTGTCCTTTTTGCCCTCTGCTTTATATTTCCGGTAATCAAATGTCATTGTAAAAAGCGGTATTCGGGTTAAATTCTTTGTTTTCTTGCAAATATACCAATTTGCTAATCTTTTGAACATATAACTATCTCCTTTTGCGCAGGAAGTGTTTTTCCGAATGAACTATCATTGTACAGTTTCTTGTGTGACCTGCTCCAACTCTTTTCGTATTCGAGTTAAAACTAGCCACACAAGCATTTTAATTATTCAGCAGGGACTACTGTAACGCCTGCTTATTCGGGAGCTACCCGACCGCTTGATGTGGTGAGGATTTGAACCCCCACATGACACTTAAGACGAGTGATCTAAGTTGCAGATTTCAACTCATAAATCTACTGCAATACTGGCTACCTATTTCAGCACACATCAACTCACACATAGATGGTTTTGGGATAATACAGATAACCAACAACTATATTCCCATTTCGTTTATATGTGAAAGCGCAGATGCAAGGAGTCGAACCTTGACGGCATTTCTGCCGGATAGCTTAGCAAGCTACTGTGATACCATTACACCACATCTGCATATTTTGGAACGGCAAGTCCCTACTACTACAATACCTATCTTGCCATTCCAAAAACTAAAACATAATTAAGATTTCTCTTTATTCACCATACATACAGCCATATTCTGCCACTGTGACGACAAGTCCGAGCCTTTAGGAGCGACCTTAAGGCTTCTTGCCGTTTTCAAAGCACACGTGGGATTGATACCCACAAATTTCACGGTTCTTTCGGAATATTATCGTGTTCGCCATTCGATAATTGTTAGAATGAAATCGTGCCATACCGCTACTTTAACGAGTTACTTGTGTTATATTCGGATTTCTCCGGTTTCAAGGCACACTGCTTAATTTGAGATTTTCCGTGATTTGTCCGTGGTCTCTCATTCCACGAACTTCAACGGATTATTCCTACACCGTAGGCGTCTATTATTCACAGCCACAAGTCCTCTGCCCTTGGCTTCTCTATGATGATACACCACGCAAGCATTGTTGACGGTTTCCGTCTCCCTGCCGTACCTCACAGTACAGCAAAAGATATTAGCATATCCGGTATCCCGATTATGCCTATCTCGTTTTCTCGCGTGTCTCGGCAAGGCTGAAAAACCTCTCTCCACCGAGATAATCATGTTTTAAGCAAAACGACCGGAGTCGAACCGGCATCAAGGTCAGAAAGGATAAAAAGCCTTTGCTTTGCCAATTAAGCTACGTTTTGCGCCGGTATGCAAACAACCGCACGTCTGCATACCACATACTTTTAAGAGGAGTTATAATATGTCATCCGCCTATCACGGAACGTGGGAAACAAATAAAACCACGGGTTGATTTCCACAATGCCGTTTGTGTGCAGTGGGATACGCACACAAGCAGACATCTTAATGTTCTGTCCGAACAAACCCCGCCGAACCGTCTCTCACGGTTCTTAACAGAATAGTCCTAGCGGAGAAAGGGGGTTCATGATAAATATGGAATACAGATATATCATGTGAGGGAAGAGCCATTCAGCCGTCCATCTGAACCTCTTCCCGAACGGGAGCAATGGGAATTGAACCCATATCCCGGCAGTCAAAGTGCCGTGTCTTGCCATTAAACGATGCCCCTTTATGCTTAACGCATATTCGTAAGTTCTTTAGCCGCCGCAAGCATAATCTTTTCGTATTTCCTGCGGCTGACATTAGCTTTAACAACCTTATCAAGAATGTTACAAGCTCTAACATCATCTGCGTGCTGTTCTGCCAGGTAATCAAATATCTGCAATACCTCACGTTTACTTGCCGGCAAAGTGGTGTCTTTATCAAGAATATCCTTAACGCGGTCTCTATAAGATTTTTGCATTTCTGCCAAACTGCTATACAACATTGAGTTACTCCTTTTTGTTTTTTGGAATATTTTGGGATAGGACTACCGGAAAGCCTTTTTATTTTTGCGGTAGTACGGGAGACTTAGTAGAGCCTTTTGGTGGATCTATCTAACCCCCTCCCCCATAGCGGCTAAATTGTGTACCATTTCCAAACAATTAATACAATTCAACGCATTTATGGTTAAGTATGTCGCAAAATATTTATTTTGTGTCGTTATTAAGGTTTACCGTGTCCGGAAAGCCTTATTTTAAAGGGGTTTTTAAGGGTCTGAATTGTGTCTAAATTGTGTATGCTTCACAACTGCCTATTGTGTCTCATTGTCGGACAATTCCAGGCGTCCGGAGGCGGTCAATTGTGGGAGCTGTGCAGCGGTCAGGCTGTCGCGTTGAGGTCCTTCCTTGATTGCCGGTGCAGTCTCGGCGTACCCGTAATTTGCTTTCAATGCAAAAATACAGCCGATACGATTTACTTCCTGCGCTCCACGAATCAAGTTATTCTCACATTCTCCGAGCCACCTTTTAACCGCGTTTGCGTGAGAAGTACTTAATTCCTGTCTTATTTCACTCTCTGGATAATTCAATCTATAACTTTCTATGTCTTTTATTATATTATTATTACTATCATAATATATATAATTTCTTCTTACTTCATTTTTCCATTTATCAATAGTATCTTTATTTAAACCTATTAATAAACTAAACTCTATAACTGTTGGGTATTTATTATACTTGTAACATAATCCGGTATACATATCCCAGATATTATTTAACAAATCAATATCGTCATAGTTAGGTTTGTTATTTTTAAACCATTTAACATTAATATATTTTATCATACCGCTAAATAGTGTGGTATTATCTGTTATAGCTGCCGGGTCCGGAAGGTTGTCAACGTATTCATCCGCAAGGCGGCACATATTGCTAGCGTAATATTCTGTCCCATTCTCGGCTTTCTCTGTGTTCCTACTTGGAATATAAGTATTTTTTTTCGGCATCTGTTGCGCCTCCTTCCTGGAAATAAAAAAAACAAACGAAAAGAAAATACATCAGGCGATTTGTTCTGCTCTGTGTATTTTTTTAAATCATTTGTTCGTCGTGTGCCGGATTGTTCCAGCTATCGTATATGCAATAGCAATATATTGTTGTTGATGACATCAACTATATCACATAGATTTTATTTTATCAAGTAAATAAAAAAAATAATATCGGAAATAATTTTTGTTTTTCACTTGACAAAAAAGAGAAAATGGTGTATTTACGCGCGCACGCGCCCGCTCTCTCATATATAATACGACTGTAAAGGAGTATTATATATATTTTAATATCTAATCTAAATCTAAATCTAAATCTCAGGTTACAATTTGTTACAAAACCGTAACATTTTGTATACAAGTTGTATACAGATTGTAATCAGATTGTAATCAGAACCGCGCAAGCCCTTATTTTACGGCATTTTTGAGCAAAAAAAAGAGCACCCGGAGGCGCTCAATTATCCGTTTTTTTACACATCAGACATACGCTTGGACAGTCCGGCGTTACGTCCGTGTGCATAAGGTCAACGGCATGATTACCGGGGAACGCATGCATACATGAACTACATTCCCGGCTACCTATGTAGCATTCTTCACGGGTTACATCTGTAACCCTCTTGTACTTTCTTAAGTCTTCCTTGTTCATTTATTCCACCTCCTCTATGTCGTTGATGACAACAACATAATCTTCTAACGGGTCCTCCCGCTCTTCCTCGCATCCGCGGTTGATGAACAACACGCGGTAGGCGTTATGAGTACGTTCGTTATATCCAAGGAATGCGTGGTTATTGCTCATATCGTCAAGTTTTACCGGCTCAACGCCGACTACCTCACCGCCCAAGTCCGGCCAATAGTCGCCAACCTCCGGCACGTTCTTCACTTCTTGGAATCTCCTAGCTCCATTCACTGTATATAATTTTATCATAACTTTTTACCCTTGCGCTACTCGGTAACGCCCTTTCTTTATTTGATATATTCATTATAGCGCACTTGCGCTATGCTGTCAATACCTTATTTTAATTTTTCTAAAAATATTTGATTTTTTCCGCGTCCGTCGGAATGACCTCCAAGATGTCGCCCGGCTGGCATCTTAATAATAAACAAATCCGGTTAATTATCTCAGGCGTTACCATTTCGCCAGATCTGATTAGCGCCGCCGTTCTACTTGACAATATTTTGTTCTTAAGTAATTGCGATTGAGAATATCCGCGCGCCTTGAGTGCTGCGAATATATCTATCTTGTATTTTATCATATTAATATGTTCTTCCTTTCTGGAGCCGATCCGCTCCGGTTAAAATTCTTAAATCTACTATATATTATTATAGCGCAAGATGTCAAGATAAATTTTTTTAAAAAATATTCGCATAAGCTATTGACAATATAGCTTATGTGCGCTATAATCAAGCTATCAAATAAGAAAGGCGCCCAATTGGGCGAAAGGTAAAATAAAATGGAAAGATTATCACACAAGGGAATTTGTAGAATGGGCGAAAGAATGGAAGGTATAAAGTTAGATTGTAATATTTACACGTTTGAAAATGCAGAGCACTATATTTCACAGCTGGAACCGTTCAACGAGGAAAGCGGCGTTTGCTGCCACAAAGTCAACGAAATTATAGGAAAAATTAAAAAAGATTTCCCAACCGCTAAAGGATGCCGGATTGATTCTGAATACTACGCCACCGGAATTTATGGACGCATAGGAAGACTTTCAAAGGCTACTGTATTAGATAGCGAATGGAACAGTACCGGAAACAGCTTTTATATTTATTTTTAAGCCGAAACGCTCCGCCCTGGAGCGTCAGCCGTGGGACGGTCTCCCGGCTCTGATGATGGCAGACCAGAAAGGGAAAAAAATGAGAAAATATCAGATTACAGCAGCCAACAAGGCGCATTTTGAAAGCCTTATCAAGGATTACAGAGCCGCCGGGTTCGTGCTTGTAACACTTGGAAACCGTATCGCTGAGTTAGAAACTGAATGCGAATTTGTCCACATAGAATATTAAGGCAAGCCGGGCGGCTATTGTCCGGGGTTCAACTCCCCGGATTGCTTTTAACCCAGTTATGGGGTACAATAAAATAAAAAAAGGAGGTCAACAGATATGAAAAAAGTTGACATTGAGGTTTTGAAAAAATTAAACTATGAGGACGGTAAGAAGCTTTTGATAGCGGCCGGCTATGACGGCGGCGATCAAGTAACCGATGTTTCCGCCGGCTTGGCGGATTTCGTCCGTGATGAATATTGGAGACTGTTTGACGAGGACGCCGACGAAATCGCCGACGTCATCACATGGACGGAGTATTTTAATATTATAAAATATAATCCGGGCGACCTTAACGACGAGGAAATAGTCCGCGCCGGTTGGGAGCATCCGGAATATGATTATTAATTGCCGTCCTGGCGGATTTTGCCCCGGTTCAATTCCGGGGCGCGGTGTTACCGCCCAATGTGGACGGATAAATTAATATTGCAGGAGGTAACAAATATGGAGTTGCAATGGTATCACGGCCGCGAGGTCACGGAGCAGGAAAGGAAAGCAAATACGGAGGCTCTCGGAAATTTTGCGTACGTCCTCAACGATGAAGACATTCAAAGATGGATAGATGATAGTACTATCACATTGAACGATTGCCGGAATGATAGGGATTGCGTGTGGGTAATTGCTGATAATTACGAATGCGCCGTGTACGTTGACCGTTTAGAAAACTTAAGCGATAACGAGGTTAAAGAACAGTTGTTATAAGAGGGCATCCGTGCCCTCTTTTTTTCATGCCGGTTTCCCCTGGTTTAATTAAATATTGACTTGCGACTCTGGCCGGCTTATAATTGATTTAATTGTACATTTCCGCGTTTTTGCACCGGTTAGTCTATCGGTTAATTGTGCCATTTTTGCGGACAATTTAGCGCGGCAAATTCTGTCATTGCGCATCGGACCAGATAAACAGCGGCAGCGTTCCGGCAGCGTGTGTCCTGCTTCTGCCGAGTAGTAGGACCAGTGCACCCGAAATCTGAAATTGTTCAGAACCGTCAAAAAAATTTTCGGAAATTTTACACGAAAATGCAAAAATGTTGAAAACGGTTTTTCTAATTTAAAAAGTGCTACCCAGGGGGGTATTTTGAAAAAGGCATTATAATTTTGCAGAAAAACAAATTCTAAAAAACTTAAAATTGCATTTTTATAATAAAATTCAAGTACCCAATGGGGTATTTTTGCGGTTGACTTGTTTTTTGCTTTGAACTGTTTTTATATCTTCCAACGCTTCTTCTATGCTCATGCCCTTTTTTATAACTCTAAGGTACAATCTACTATATGTAGTTCCGTTAGATTTTGCTATATCTTTTAAATTAAACTCTTTGCCGTTGATTATAAAATTTTTAGATATTCTTCTATTCATAACCTGTTCTTTAGATGTCGCCCACCTGCAGTTATCAGGGGAATATCCATCATTGTTATTTATACGGTCAATAGAAAGACCATTTCTATATCCATTATCAATAGACCATTTGTAAAAGTAAAAAAAACCGTCTTTTCCGCTCCATTCATCGCATACTCTTATTCCTCTTCCACCATACTTTTCATATCTAGTGTTTGATTCTAGTTCGCACCTTGAATGCATTCCAATAAAAATTTTATATATACTTAAATTTGAATATTTTTTAGGAACTCCACAAAGTTCTTTCATATTTTTTCTGTGCAAGCGCACTTTTTTTGTATGTTGTGACTTAATACTTGACGAGGTATATTTGTTGCCAAAATAGCAATTATCAGGGCAATAATTTTTTGATCCATCTTTTCTATTCAATCGTAGATTTTTATTCCAACCGTTTTCTTTACACCATTTTCTAAATTTTTCTCTGTCTTTCCATTCATCGCAGACCTCAATTCCTTTAGCACCGTAATCCTTATAAGCTATGGATTTCTCATTATAACATCTTTTCATCATTTCATAATGCAAACCACCAATGGTATCTAAATTTGCCATTATAAGCACCTACCTTTCTAATATCTATTATAACATACTTTATAAAGTATTGCAACATACTTTAAAAAGTAGTATAATTCACAAAAAAGGAGAACGTCATGTCAAAGTCGAAAACATCAGCAGAAGTTAAAAATAGATGGAATGAAAAAAACTATGACCGAATAACTGTTATGGCACCAAAGGGCAAAAAAGATGAGTGGCTTGCTTTAGCGAAAAAGAAAGGTTTTAAGGGTCTGAATGGATTTATTATTGATTGTATAAATAATTGCACAGAAAACCAGTGCAACGCGAAAAAAGTTTCAAAAAAAATTTAAATTTTACGGAGGATATATATGCCATTAATAAATCATCAAGGGGAGAGAATTTCATACGAATGTGAAGATTTAATCAAGGAATTAGAGAATGATATTGCTGAATTTGGTGGCGATATGATAGTAGATGTCGTTACTATGAGGGCGAAAGGTGTAACACTCTACATTGATTACAATTTTGCCGAAGAGGGGAAACCGCCATTTGAATTGAGAGAATATGAGAGCCACAAATTAATGAAAGCATCTATGCTGTTGGCTTTGCTGAAAATGGAAAATTCTATATGTTAAAAGGGATATGACTTTTGTCATATCCCTTATTTTTTACTCTATAAATACTATCGGTGCATCGCCATCAAATAATTTGCTGTCTATCTTCTGCCCTTTGTCCGCCCAAAGGCATCGCACCTTTTCAAAACGCCTGCGTTCTTTTACAATGGTGTATCGGTTATTCAATAAATAAACCGTACCGAGACAATTACGTCCGAATTTTCCTACCGGTATGTACGCCGGCTCTGATAATTCTCCGGTTCGCGGTTCGTCATACTCCGTTAAGTCGATTATCTCAACACTTTGTATGTCACATAAATCGCCGTATTCGCCCAATGACGGATAAATCGGTGGATTAGTTAATGCTTTGTATATTGCATTCAAATCCTCATCATCAGCCTTGATGTAAATTGTCAG